GATAAAGGAATACAACATATCTGCAATCCTTCCAAATCTGATGGAATCACTTTAATATACTTATAGGGAGTTTCATAATTTCTGAAATAAAAATTAACAACACCAGTATCACTAAACTTTGCTTCAATCTCCAATTTATTATCCTCATCAAAAAGACTACTTGAAATATTATGAATACTATTCGCATTTTTAGAAACAGTACTTCCATCAATTCTATAAGTTACATTTTTATCAGTAAAAAACCAAATATCAGTTTCACCTGCAGGAATTTCTAAAGGAATAACACAATACTCATTCTGAACTGCAAAAATAGTTTCTTCTGCAAGAGTATCCACACCAATAATTGGTTCAGGAGTAACAACAGGTATAGGAGGAACATTTAAATTAAGAGTATCAGTAACATTATTCAACAATTCAGTGAAAATAATAATATTCTCTCCTTCCTTAAATGTTACTTCAAGGTCTAATTGAAGATTCTTCAAATCACTCTTTTGATAAGGTTTCCAAATATAAACATTATTTCCTTGATTAGTCCATTCATCACCTATGAAAGTTGAACCAATAACTCGCATAGTAGCATTTGAGGGTAATTGAATCTTGTACGAGTTCTGATAATCCGTACTATTCAAATTAGACACATTAAACTGGATTGTCTGTGGATAATCCTCATATAAAGCACCTGCAACACGATTCACACTAACAGAATATTCAGATGGAGTATAATCTACCTTAATACGAATATACTTCAATTGTAAATATCCTCTATAATCATTAGCATTTGGAGGATAATCAATACTCACACCAAAACCTGAACTATTAATCTGCGAAGCAGTAGGTAATTTAAAAATAACAGTATTTGATTGAGTTGTTGTTTTCCCATTAATTGTATATGAAGTAGTTACAGTTGTTTTACCATTCCAAGTATTAGTATGATTCACCATATCCTTTGTCGGAGTAGAACCCATTTTCTTCGGAAAATCAGTAATCACTTCAGTACCTTCAATAGTTCCCATATTAGTTTTTGTAAAACCTATTAAATTCAAAGTAGGTTTTGCAATACTCGGATATTTCCCTGAAACTTCTGCTAATTTCTGATGAGCATATTCCACAACAATTTTATTAATTTTCGCATGAGTAGGAATACTAAAACCAAATCCTTTCAAAGTAATTGTAGGAGGATTTTTTTTAGTTTCACTTTTTTTTCCGATTAATGCAGTTTTCGCATAAGTAGCATTACTATTTTTCAAATTATTTAACCCACTATAGGAACATACTGTAGTTCCTGTTGCCTGGGTTATTGTACTAGCATATTTGGTTACGGTGGCCATGTTATTTTATTCACCTCTTTTAATTTTATTGATGGGATGGGTTTTTTTGGATCTATTAAAAAAATAATAAAAAGTAAAATTTAAGTTACGTATGTTTCATTTTTGAAAACATACGCAGGTGGTGGTGGGTACAACGAATGTTTCAGTCAGAAACTACCACTTTTCCACATTTATGGTTAGATTGGATATACTACGAAGTTTTTGTATCTTATATTATAACTTGATGTAACTCTGAAAAAGAACCTATTGAATGTACTTATTGTATGTGAAGATGGGGTCTTATCGACTCCATCTACAAATATAGAGTAATATCCATCATCAAGTACAAGTTTTACATGACACCAAGTGTTTGCATTAACACCTAATTGTGCTAATGTCCTTGCCATTACTTCGCTTGAACTTTGTCTTATACTAATTCCTTTTTCACTTGTGTCAGTACAGTAATAGTCAAATTCAATACAAATACTGTCTGTAATGTTTTTAACAATAAAACCAGTTGATGATGAAGTTAATTCAGTATAACTGCCACTTGTTCTGTCAGAATTTATTGATGAGGAAGTATCCCAAGTGGCAGTTCCACTAACCCCATCATCATAAAAAGTACCATCAATAAGAGGGTATGGTACTGACTGAAGTGTACCACAAATCGCCTTAACACTATGCAACCCAGAACCATCGCAAACATACGCTACTGTGGCAATACCCACACTGTTAGTAGTTGCAGATATTGCTCCATAATCATTTACCACAACACCAGTTACAGTAGAGGTAAGACTGCTCATATCATAACTGCTACAATCAATTTCAGTTACAGTATCATCATCTTCAGTAACAGTTAAAACATTATTTGCATACTCAATGCCTACTACATCATAAATTATAGTAGGACTTCCTCCAGTAGGATAAATCGTAAGATAGTTACTAGAACTGCTAACATATAATATCAATATATTTTTACTGCTCTCCAGATATACATATCCTGTCACAGTTGAAGGCAATGCAATTGAGTATTTTTTACTTACAGTTGTAGCCGTATTTGCAGTAAGCACTCTTGAGTCATAAGTAGTGCCATCACCATCAATAAAAAAATTTACAATTTCTCCATTTGCAAGTTTACCATTTTTTAATACTAATGCATATAAATTTACAGTATCTCCTGATTGACCAATATGTTTATCTGCATATAAATTCACACTATTAGCATCTAAACCTGAAGTTACGATATTGTCAATTTTGTTGATTAAGGTGGTTAATCCTTCACTTCCACTTGCAGTTACTCCTTTGTTTGTTAATTTACTTGCTAAACTGTTTTTGCAGGATTGGTAAGTATTTGATAAAGTCATGATAACATATCCTCCTCGATATCACCGATTAACCCATCAATATAGGATTTTACTATTTTGTTTTGAACTGGATTTGTGGAACTATCGCTCATACTGGAATCTACTGTGATTGATTGACCTCCTCCTGCTCCTAATGTTGTGAGTGTACCATTTACCATTCCTTTTATGCTTGATGTAGAGATTTCAAGGATTGTTTCCCAATCACTGACATCCATATCTTCTATTGTATATCCATTTGAAGAGGAATCAATGCTACTCATGTCATTGTACATTATTACGAATTTAGCATTTGCAGAGTCTTTGTGTCCACTGGTTTGAGGATATTTTAATCCATAAAACCATGCTCCATATTCATTACTATCACATTTCCAGTTACTGTATGCATCAGGGTGATAGGCATTATCCAGTATTCCTAATAAATAGAAAATATTGTTGTTTTCATCTTTGAACATACTACTGGATAATCTTGTGAATGGGAATATTCCATTTCCATCTATCTCGAAACCTGCTCCTCCTATGGTTACTCCTCCATATGAATCAGTCATGAGATTGTTGTTCCAACCTGTTCCGACTCCAAATGTTCTCCAAGTACCATTTTTGCTACCCCAACTACTGTTATTGTACATTGCTCCAATATATTTGTGGTTTTTCATATCATTATAATTATAAAGACTATCATCCATCCATACTGCCCAGTTAGTGTCGGATTCATTGTATTTCCATATAGGGCATCTCCATACATTTATTCCAGTATTGTTAGTGTATCCTAATTCTGCTTCGCCTGGATAACTGCCTTTTGCCTGCATTTGTATTCCGAAACTGGTAGCAGTTATGTCATCTTTGACAAATCTTTCAACTTCGTAGTCATAGTGAGCATTGATTAAAATCCAGTATTCAATATATTCTACTGTTACTCCATTTACTGTTTCGCTATAAGTTAATTGAGCGAAATTAAATTTATCACTATCTGTTTCTCCAAGACCTAATCTGTCTATTAATAATTCATCTATTGTATCTTTGTCATAAATATCCACTAATTTAGTTGACATCAATTTCACCTACTGTTGTGTAGTCTATTTCATAATTTGTATAAGTTAATGATTGTACTGCAGTTTCCAAAAGGTACAAATCTTCCATATGGAAATTAGTATTCGTACTATCCCATACATCAAAAGTAATAGCACCATTTGAATATTCCAAATTATAAATTATACCATTTAATTGGCTCATACTGGAAATGCTACTTGTCGCGATAGTATCATAATAAATGCTATCGCCAGTTACTCGAAGATTTTTTATGAAGTTGCCTCCAATACTATTCATAATCTCGGAAATTGTGAAATTATCACTAACTCCAAATAAGGTATAAATTGGTCTAGTTACTCCATTAATTATTTCTGTACTGTCATCTAAATCACAACCATTTTTCCAAATATCCTTCGCAAGAATATTAGAAGTGATGTTGCCACCACCTCTAATTTCTTCAGGATAAACTATGAATTTCTCCAATTTCAGACACCTCTTGACCTATTAATTCTACCTTGAATGATTTGTTTGATTTTTAAATCATTATTTTGGAAACCCATATTTTCTGCAAGTGCTTTTCCTATTTTTTCATCATTCATACTTTCTAAAATTATATTAGCAACGATATTTTCATCTATGTTATTTGGAACATCTTTCAAACTATGAACAATAGTGATTTCTCCATTAAACTCATTATTCACATTATATTCATATCCTGCTCCTTCAAAATTCCAAGAACCATCTTCATTTTGACCTTCCAAATAATCATAACCTGCACTTTTCACCTTTGGAGTATTAGAAGCCATACTAACAATCTTGTCCCACACTCCTTTTGCAGTATTATAAGCCTCTTGGAAAGGTCGAGTAATAGCAGATACTACTCCTCCAAGAGCAGAAGAAATCCTACTAGGAATGGTGGAAAGTTTATTGTAAACTCCAGTAACAACAGATTGAGCCTTTGATTTAGCACTGCTAACCCATTGTGCACCTGCACTAACAATCCTTGAAACAACCTGAATTAAAGCAGAATATGCTTTTGATGGCAATTGTCGAATATAATTCATAATTCCTGTAACAACACTATTCGCTTTATTTTTAGCATTAGTAACCCATTGAGTACCTGCTTTAATAATATTACTTGTTACTTTAGCAAGATAAGACCATATTCTTCCTGGCAATTGACTTACATAAGTAATCATTCCTTTTAATAAATTACTACCTGCTTTCACTGCATTATTAAAAAGAGATCTCGCAAAACTGACAACATAATTTAGAATTGTTGTGAAAATTGTCATATACATTGAAGTAATGAGATTCCATACATTCCATAATAATTGAGGTAAACTTATTTGCCCACTCATAAATAATTGGAATTGAGTTACAACCTGATTAATAGTAGTCCAAACAGTAGTCAGAACAGACACAATCATATCCCAAGCAGGACCCAAAACACCACTTAAAAACTCGGAAACAGGTTGCATCGCACTTAAAATCCTATTCCATGCTTCACCAAATAAATTCATTGCTCCCTGTGTATCTCCACTTAACAAAGCGATAACACCTTGAATTATAGGAACAATCACACTCATAATGAAAGCTCCTACCTGTTGGATAACTGTCCATAACCCATTAATCGCATTACGAACAGTATCATTAGTGAAATACAAAACAGTTAATGCTCCAACTAATGCAACAATGGCTAAAACCACAATTCCAATCGGATTCATTGCTAAAAGAGCATTCCAAACTGCAGTTAAACCATTTACGATACCTTGCCATACTGCATATAATTTCTCTTTTATGGTAGCAAGAGTAATTCCACTTGCAAGGTTACGAAAACTAGTTGCTAATGAAGTAATTTTTTCAACTACAATTCCTTTCAATCTACTAAGAAAACCTACTAAATGAGTTTTCGCAATTAAAATCTTCTCTTTCAAATTACCAAAAGCACCTTTTAAAGCATTGATTTTTCCTACTGCGAATGTTTTCAATTTCCCTGCGAATGAACCTGCTTCATTTTTAGCACTACTGATTTTATCTTTAATTCTTCCAAAACCATCTCTGATAGTTTTTAATTTTCCTTCATTCCAAGAAGATTTGAGTTTGTCCTTAAATTCAGATAATTTATTTTTAGCACTACTGATTTTATCTTTTAAACTTGAGAATTTGTCTTTAATTTTTTGGATAGTACCTCCTTCTCCACCAAGACCTGCTATTTTGTCTTTTAGTTTTCCTCCCCATTCCCATGCTTTACTCATACCATGCCACATAGTTTCAAGGGATTGGAGAATAGGAGCAAGAGTAGGAGCAATAGTAGCGAAACCTGATGCTACTGCCATAGCACCAAAAGCATATTTACCCCAAGTTTCTGCACCTTCATCTAATCTACCATCATTATTTGCATCTGCGAATTTAAGTACAGTATCTAATGCATCATCTAAATAAGGTTTAAAATCTTCACCTAAACTTCTTCCTGCTTTTTTGGTGAATTTTTGTAATCTTGTCATTTTACCTGAAGTGGTGTCCATCATTCCTTCGATGCTTCCACCTCTATCCATGAATTTGTCTAATGCTTCTACATAACCATCTATATCATCTGCTTCACCACTCCAACCAAGTTCTTTGAGTTTATCTTTGGTTACTCCGAAATTGTCTTTTAGCATTTCAAATTCGCCATTTAAACCTTTTCCTGCTGCTTGCATCAAACCTATGGCTTCATCACCAGTTTTGCCCATCAAAATGGCTCTTTGACCTATGTCATTTACCACTGGTAATAATTGAGTCATTTCTTTGGTTGAAGCACCTGTACTCATTTTTATGACTGACATTGCTTGTGATAATTCATCAAGAGTAACAAGACTACTGTCTGTGGTTGTATCCATTTTATTCCATAAAGTATCAAATGATTTTCCTGTTCCCATTACTCCTTGCATAAGTGTTTTTACTTGTTCCCTAGTAGTAGCCATTCCTACAGTCATATCATAGACACCTTTTAAACCAATTCCCCCAAATACTGAACTGATTACTCCACCTAATCCAGTGAATTTGTCTGCGAGACCTTGAACATGTCCTTTTACACTAGAAACAGCACTTGATAACCTTGAACGGATACTATTCGCTACTTCAGAGACTTTTGTTTTGACTGCATCCCATTTATTCCCTAAATGTGTTTTGATTGCCGAGCCTACAACTTGAATTTTCCCTTTAAAACTATCTGTATTCGTACCTAAAATTTGCATTTTGGTTTTAGTTATGTCTAGAACATTATTCCAACCTTTAGTAGCATTTTGCATTTCATGGAATTTTGATACTGCTTCTTGTGCTTTTGTAGACATTCCAAGAAATGTTTCTCTTCCTTTTTCACTCATTTGTGATAAGTATCTTAACATTTCTTGAGTTTCAGAATCTAATCTGTTAAATGCAACTATATTGCTTTGTACTCCTTCATTAAATCTTTTGAATTGATTTGCTCCTTTTGCTCCTACTGAATTTACTTGTGATACAGTATTTGCTATTTCATGGGATAGAGCATTCATTTTTTGTTGAGATAATTGTGTTGCTTGTGAAGTTTTATCAAAACTGGATTTTCCAGTATTTCCTATTTGTCTTAATCTATCTTCTACACTTTTTGCTACTGATTGGACTTTGTCTTGTGCTTGGATTATGATATTTACTACATTTTGACTTGGCATTTCCCACCTCCTTTTTCTCTATTTTTTTTAAAAAAAAGGAGTATAACCAATGTTTAGGGTTTTAGGTTATACTCCTTTTATCACCACTTTCCTTTAATCTTTAACTTTATTCATTTCTTTATATAGTTCACTTCGCCCAAATATTATGAAGTAATATTGTATTCTGGTTAAATCAACAGAACGATTAACCAAATGGTATCCACAATAATCTAACCATATAATATTTCTACCTTCATTCGTTTTCGTGAAACCTTTCTATGTCTTTGTCTGAAACATTTACTCCTGACAATTCATCAACCTTATCTGCAATTTCATTAACCTGATGTTTCTTCAACCTATTGACTTCTTCATAAGTCCATGCTTCATCATCAATATTTCTCGGATTATCCAAACTACGAAATACTTTCTCAACCTGAACTTCGGCAGAAGCACGAGTAATCTTTGCAACATTCAATTTACCTGTTGAATTTTGTTCACTTGCACCTCTCCTACTTGCTCTTTCCTTTGTTTCAAAAGTACCCATTGCTTTGGCTTCCATTTCTTCAAGTTCATCAATCTCCTTATTAGACAATGGTCTTAACCATAAATTCCCTCCGAGACTTTTGATTTCTATCTGTACTGGGTCATTAATACCTCTAAGAATATCTGCTTTTTTTAAAGTTACCATTATATTTTCCTCCTAATTTTGAGTTAATGAAAAAGTGAAAACAGTATTTTCACTTGAAATATTGATTACTTCTGTATATTCAGTAAATCCATCTGCAACAATAGTGATCGTTTTATATCCTGTTGGAACATTCTGTAAAGTACAACCTCCCTGACTACCAGTAGTTGAAGAGATAGTACCGATGCTTACATTTGCTCCATTTACTGGATTTGCACCATCATTTACAGTTATGCTTAAATTCACAGTTTCAGGATTTGCCTGATTATTAGGGAGTTACCTCTGCTCCTATTTCAGGCATATCATTTTCTAATTTGATGTACATATCAGTAGTTACTTCTGTTGTACCATCTGCTAAAGTTACTTTTCCTGTTCCCATAGCAGTTAATTTGATGGTTACTTCAATAGCATCTGCATCGGACATATCATATTCCACATTCAATATACATTCAGGGAATAAGATTTTCATTTTCCTATCTGCATCTTCACATATAGCAACATTTAATTCTAATGGAATTTTCATAATTTTACAAGATGATGGTTGTAAAATTTCAGTATCCCCATATTCTCCTGCTATAATAGTATCTAATGTTTCATCATCAAGATAAGTAACTAACTGCAAATCAATTTCTCTTTTTTGAGCATTTGCTCTTTTTTGTGGATACCTTGAACCTAATCCTATTGTTCCATCAACATTATGGTTATTTTTCACTTCGCAACTGAAACTGGTTTGAACTCCTTCAGGATTTTTATTATCCAATTTGACAGATACATCATAGAACATTAAAGGAATATCGCCTTCCATTTCTAATCTTTCATATTCAGATTCATCTATTTTTTGAATAGATTCTGTTGCATAAATCCAGTCTGCATTAAAAGTCATGTATTCATCAGAAACTTCTAATTTTAAAGAATCTAATAATAATCCTATTAATTGTTTTTGGAAAATATCATAAGTTTGAATTGCACTGAAACTGGTTAAGATTGTTCCTTCTCCACCATAAAATTCGTGGATATTCATATCATCATTACTTCCTTCAGTAAACACATAATTATCGAGTAATGCTTTGAAGTAATGACCGATTCTTTGTAAATCCACTTTTCCTTCAGTAGAGCCTGTTGGTTTCATTACACCTGCTCTACCACCTTTATACATTCTTGAACCACCACTAATAAGTGTTGGGTCATCATTTAATTTGAAATCTGCAGAACTCACTTCTTGATGGAAATCAGGTTCGTAATTACTCCAATCAACTGTATCTGCATATTCCTCTTCTTCTTTCATTCCAAATACTCTTAATCCCATTATTCTCCTCCATCTTCAACTTCTTCCTCTTCTTCAATTTCCTCTTCTTCTATCCTTCGGCATTTTAACCAATCAAACATATATTTAAAATTGAATATTATTCTTGTAGCAGGAACTGCTTTACTCCTACCTGCAATAACTGCACCATCAGATACAGGATAAATCGCTTCAAATTCAACATTTGTGAATAATCTTCCAGTATCATCATCTGCTACTTTCACTTTATTGAAATTTTTTAAGATTGATGCTCCTACACGAGTAGCGAGATTATCACTTAACAATTGTGCTTTGCTTAAATCAGGATCGTAACAAGCACAAACAAATTCAAAAGTTGTCATCACTTCTTGTTTAGCACTTAAATTCTGTGTTTTATTAGGTTGAGGTATTGTCGGATGTTCCCATACCCATATAATAGGAGGATTTTTAACCTCTTCACTTAAAAAGTGCTTGATAAATGTTTGAACATCACTTAATAATCCATCTTCAGTCATTTCAACTGTCAGGTAATTCCAAACACTTCGAGTAACTAAATCTTTCTGTTTAACAATATTTGCCATTATAAATCCACCTTTGAAACTGCGATATTTAATAATTCCTGTAATCTGTTACCAGTATCTTCAATGCTTTTTTCAACAAATCGTTTAGGTTTGATACCTCCGATTTCTTTGGTTTTCGGTTTCCTTTTTAAAGGTCCGTAACTATATGTACCATCATTTTGGAAAATAGCATAATAAGTAGCATTCTGAAAAATTAAAGCATTTCCTTGCTCTTGCCTATTCCATGCTCCTCTTAATCTTCCATGTTCTACTGGACTATATATCATCAGATTTCTGTACATTTCTTGTCCGATAAGATTTAAGAAAGGAGGAATAACTTCATTTATTCTATTAATATCAAAATTTTGTGATACTGTTAATTCTAATTCAATAGGCATAATCTATTCTCCTGTAATTGCGAAGAAATCAACTTTGTCAGAAACAGTAGAATGTTCTTTTACGAATGGTGCAAGGTCTGCTTTTAATTCATGATTAAAAATATTCATGTTGATGATATTAACTCCCCAATCATTGACTTGTACGATAGGTGTTTCTTTTCTTGCTTGGCTTAAAGCAACCATATTGGCAGTTATTCGTAGACAGACATTTTTTACTGCAGGAGGTACATCTTCATCTTCATATTCACGATTAATATAAGAATTGATTAATCCTTCTGCTTGGTCTATCCAGTCAGAAATGATTTCTTCAAATTCGTTTTCATTATCTGCTTCTAAACCTATGCTTATTGGTTTTACACCAGTAAATTGTTTAACTTCATCAACACTACAATAAGGCATTTTATCTATGTTCCTTCAGGTTGTGTTTGTTCAGAATTAGATACTGCTTCTAAACTAATTGTGAAAGATGTACTATTTTCTCCAACAGTGAGAGTTGTGGTTTTTTCAGTATATCCAGTAGCAGTAACAGTAACACTTTTTTCACCTGCGGTTAAACCAGTAAAAGTACAGCCTCCTTGACTACCAGTAGTTTTGGTAGTTTCACCTATTACAACAGATGCACTTTGGATAGCATTAGTACCATCATTCACAGTTATGCTAATATCATAGGTTGTTGGAGTTACTACTTCTTCTTCTCCATTTAAACTATTAAGAGCATCTGCAATGATATTCCATTGTTTTTCTTTACTTAATCTAACATTCACAGGTAATTTCTTCCATTTTGGTATAGGAGTCATTATTAATCACTCCTATACTTTGTGTTCTAATGGTAATTCTTCAACTTCTGTTTTGTCAATTTTAGCAGTTACCATATATTCAGGATAATAGTAACCTACATCTCCTCTCATACGATACCAATATTGAGTTAATTCATCTTCCACAATCCTTTTTGGTTCGATGGATAAATTTTTATAAATACCATATGCCATGTTTTTAGGATCTCCCAAGAATGATGTTGCAGAGTCATCTAATGCTCTTCCTTCTTCATCATCTAAGGTTGGTACATGGATAATTGGAATGTTTTTATAGGTTAAAGTTGGAGCATAACCAGTTTGTGTTGAATCTCCTAATGGAGTACCACGAGATTTAAGTAAGTTCCTGTAAGCATCTTCGACTTCAAATGGAACATAGAATCTTAAATTGTTACGATTCTGTCTTGCTCTTGGAGGCATATTATAAATCATAGCATCAAACATTGCTTCGACAGTGTTATCTAAATCAAAATCTTCTCCACTATCAAATCCAGTAGATTTAAGGTTTACTCCTGCTTGTTTAATCCATCCATCAGTAGTGGATAATAATTTATTTTCAGAATAGGAAATATCGGTGTCTGCGAAAATTGCCCAGTATTCTAAATCTTCTCCTATTCTTTCTCCCATCATTTGTAATAATGTTTGTTCAAAAGTTTCTTGTTCAAGATTATCTTCTTTTTCATCATCTGTGATTTCGCACATTGCTTTTAATTTTTTAGCATCTAATTCTTCAGGAGTCCATTCTACTTCGGCAGGAGATATATCTGGGTTGGTTTCTCTTGTGTCAGGGTCATCGTTTCCATTTTTGTAACCTGATTCTAATACTCTTCCTACTAATCCTACTTTGGTTAATTGGAATTTGTAGGATTTCATATATTTGAAATCTGCTTGACTTAACATTACTTGTGGTAATGTAGCATATCTCATGAAAGTACCATATTGTTCAGGTTGGAGTATTGCTTTACCTGCACTCATATCTGCTCTCATGCCTTTGAATACTATTTTTTCTTGCTCATTTACTATCTCATTTAATATAGCACTATTACTCATAAATATCACATTTAATCTTTTTTATGTAATGGTGAACCTCTAATATCTCTTCCCATTGATTTCATTACGATTTCCTGTTCAGATTTTATACTATTTGGAGGAATATCTCTTCCTACTGGTAATCCTTTACTTGAACCTTTCTTCTTTTTATCTTCTTCCTCTTCTTCAGTAGAACCTGATGTTTCTTCTCCTTCTTCTTCCTCTTCTTCAGTAGAACCTGATGTTTCTTCTCCTTCTTCTTCCTCTTCTTCTTTCTTTTTTGCTTTTTTTACAATTTCATCAAATTGAGAAAGTTTTTCAGTTAAAACTTCTTCAATACTATCAGAATGTGCTTTAAATGCAGATTCCAATTCTTCTCTTGTAATATATTCAGGTTCATCTTTTGGTTTTAAACCAAAACTTTTTTTAACAATATCAATAACACTTTTCTCATTCATCTTTTCTTCTTCAGACATAACTTCACCTTTTTTACTAACATCACATATTTTAGCACTACCCACACATGGCACTTCCACCAAACTAATAGCAAAACCAACAGGGTCATCTAACTCTTTAAGCAATTTACCTTCACTGGATTTGGTACTGATTTGATTTTTATATTTTTCTGCTAATTTTTTGGGAAGTGCAGTTATACTGTAACCATTTAATTCTCCTTTTAAAACTCTTTTTTGAGTAACAGAATCAGTTACTTTTGACTTAACAAACCATGTTCCGGTAGGATATTCATTAACACTTCCATCAACAGCTTTTAAAGTTACTGGCATTGGTGTTAAATATGATTCTACTGGTTTTCCAACTGTTTGTTTAGTTACAAGTATATCATGGTCTTTTTCAATAAAACCATAATTAGAAAAAGAGTGAGCGAAATCTTGGACTTGCTTTACTGATAATGGTGTTTCGCCTCTACAGTAATCGCAATCCTTTTCTCCAGGTACTAAAACAGGTGCAGTAACATAAACTGCTTCTTCTGATTTTATTACTGCTTCAATCATAGTAAACATTTAATTCCTTTTTATTTTTCCCATGATTTTTTTAGTGCTTTTTTATATAATTTTGGAGGTCGAACACTTAAAAGCATGAAAATACCACTAATTCCAAACAAGGATGATGAACAACAGAAACTTGTAATGCTTTGTTAAATATACAAAAATAATAATTGTACTTTTAAGTGTTCTTCATTATATACTCTAATCAAATAGAAAGTGGTAAACAGGAGGAAACCATTAAAAAAGTGGCGAGACTCCTAGAGGGGACAACGATTATTTAGGTGTTTCGCTTGGTTTAATTGGATTATTTTAAAAAAAGAGTTAAAAGAGTAATTGGATTATTTTAAAAAAAGAGTTAAAAGAGGAGGATGTTGCTCTTTATCAGTATTAATGTTTTTTACGATAATTTCCATAGTTTTCACCTTAACTATTACCAATAACTAGTGTTAGGATCCTCTTTTTCTAAATCTTTAAGTTCGTCCATACGAATTTTTTCAATATAATCTATAAATTGGGG